ACCAGATGCTGTACCACCAGCAGTGCCAGTAGCACCAAAGTAGTAGTCAAATAGTGCTTGTTTACCTACAGCAGTAACTAAGTTAGGAGCTTTATCTTCCCATTTTAGGTTGCCTTCAGAGTCAAAGCACTTAACGTCATACCAACCTTGGATTCCCAAAGTTTCGTTGTGCTGTGCGCCACGGGTTACTGATGCGCTTGCGCTATCACCAAAGTTTGCTAATTCATTGCTCATGTTAAGAAATCCTTAAAATAGAAGTTGTTGATGTTGCCGTTGGAAAAGTCACAGTAAAAGTACCTGCTGCTGTATTCGTCTTATCTGAACCAAAATCCAACACCGCCACAGCTGCTCCAGTAGTTGAATTATATATCAAAGCACATCTAGCAGTAAAGGAGGCTGAAGTCCAAGTTACGTTAGAAAAAGACACATAAGACGTATTATTAATAGTATCCCCAACTGGGACTTGGCTAATTGTTAATGGCTTTCCAGCTGCCGTATACCCAGAACCAGTAATTTCGTTAGCAGTAGAATATGCCGTAGTTGAGTTATTTAGGTTGGCATTACCAGTATAAAGGGCAATTTTATAGGTATAAGGGGTTCCAACAGCAAAGTTCTCTAACCCACTAAGTAGGTTAGTTTTAAATACGGTACATTGGCCTTGGGAAATCATAGTTTATCGTACGGCAAACTAGTCTGCCCCTTTCTATAACTATCATTTCGCTCTAAACCATCGCCAAGGCGTTTAAGTTGGGCTAGCGCTTCTTGGTATAGCTTTTCATAGTACTGAACCATATCTTGCTCACCTTTCATAAAAACTATAGCCTCTCGCATAGCACCATAAAACAAGACTGGATCATAGTTATCGCCTAGCCAGCTAGTTCCAGCAGCGTTTGATACGGTAGCTACTTTAATAGAAAAGCCAGTACCAGTAGAGCCAAGGGAAGAACAAGAAAGAATATCGCCAACTACATAAAAGTTACCGCCAAACTTAAGGCTGCAGGATGTGACAACTCCGCCAACAATAACGATGTCTGCAGTTGCATTAGCGCCCGAACCACCAGTTAATGGAACATTTTGGTACACCCCATTGGTATATAGCGAGCCAGCAGTTAACGTATTTAGCGTAGCAATCTGCCCTTGAACGATGGTAGGTGGGTAGTAAAAATAGTGCATTTCTACCACGTAGTTACTATCTGGTGTTGGGGCTAAAATATATGATAAAGCTTCTAGATTGCCATACTGGTTACCAAATAACGCGTAGTATTTCGGAACCCCACCCGGCGTGCCTTGATAGGCCGTACCTGCATAAGTTACGCTTGGGTATGCTTCTCGTAGGAAGTTAACGTCTTTATTGAGCAAGTAGTTGTAGTTACCAGAAGAATCAACAACGGCTACAGAATACGAAGCCAAATAATCGCTAGGTAAAGACAAATACTGATTTCCGCTACTAACATTACCAGTAACGTTCTTGCGTAGTGGTGGAATTTGAACTGAGTTATATATGCGATCTTCAGCTTGCTGCACAAATACAGGAATAGATGCCACAAATAGCGACTCGGTATTCTCAGCATATGCCTGGATATTGTTATATAACGTTTCGTAGTTCATCCGGGTTTACCCTATATATGACACTTAAGCCATTGGCCCACGTGACATTTTGCCTTTAGTCTGAGCTTTACCACCGCGCATTTCAATACCAGAAGTCTTAGTAGGCTTGTAGTTATCTTTGCTGATATTACCCAAAGAGATATTCATCTCGTCCATGTACTTAGCGCCTTTTTCTTCTGACATAGAAGGAAGCTTTTCAAGGACGCCATGAGGCTGTGCGTATTTATTAGCTGGTTTATTATTTGCCATGATTATTTCCCGTTAGCTGCTACTTTAGCCAAACCACGTCCGCTAGCTTGCATCTTATCTTGACTTAATCCACCAGCAGGTCCTTTACCAACCTTTTTACCCATTTCGATGCCAACATTTGAACCGGAATCGCCAAGGTTTTTGCCCTTAGTTTTACCTTTACTTGCTACACCGTCAGCTGCGCTTTTATATCCCATATCCTACTCCTAGTTAATTGTTACTGTTCCTACTTGCCCTTGCCCAACCAAATAATTCGGCGTTTCATTGTAGTCATACCCCTGACCTACAGGAGCCCAACCCCACTGCGTATCTCGACTTCCGCCAGCTTGATACCCGTACGCCGTCAAACCTGACTGTACATAACTTAAATCCCGTCTCGGGTCCCGTACTGCCTGGGGGTCGTTAATTGGCGTCATACCAAGCAATAACTGAGGTTGATCAGGGTCCCAACAGGTATTACATACTTTTAGCTGGTAGGGTTTTGTCTTAATAATCTCAGTACGAAGCTCAACCAACTTATATCTAAATGCGCACCGATCACACTCTGCAATTGCGTACTTACCAGAAGCGAACTTATTAGGCATATTCTACCTCATATTTATTGTTTTTAAGGCGATTTTCTTCACCTTTAATAAACCATAAATTACTTGGTACATGCAAGCCAGATACATTTTTGCCATTAAGCGGTATTATGTGGTCTACGTGCCATTCTTCCTTGTTTTCTCTAGTCAACATAGCCGCAATAGAATAAATACACTTGATTTTTAGCGTATCAAAATCAGTTAACCAAGCCGGAGTTCTATTACGCTTTGCTGCTCTATAAAAAGCTTTATTCGCATTTATTCTAGTTTTATTTTTTTCTCTAGACTTTTTTGCTATTTCTGCTGCTTTTTCTGGGTTGGATGCTTTCCATTTAAGTACAGATTGAACTCTTTTTTCTGGATGCTTTTTAGCGTACCGCCTACTTTGCTCAGCCCATTTTTCAGGATTGGTTTCTCTCCAAGCTTTGACGCGTGCGTAGTCACCCATTAGTAACCCCCAATAAACATCCTGCGGGGAACAAACCGAATAGGGGCTTTTTCTCTATCTTCTTCGGAGGCTAGCTGGAACTGTTGTTCGTAATCAGCTTTTAAACCAGCGACCCGTTGAGGGTCAACACCAGGAAGTTTGATAGATAAATAGTAAGCCAATCCAGCCACTAGGCAATTAACAAACCGGAACGGAATGTCTTGAATATTTACACCATTTCCAGCGTCTTGAATACGACGTAAGCGCCAGTACACGAATTGGTATGGTTGTGAACCGTCTGGTGTAGGCCAGACTGTAACTGCTGGTAGGTTCTGAACATAAACTTCTGCCCCGGAACTATGTGCTACGGCAGTTGTATTCGCTTGACCACGAGCACAGAAACCCAGTGTATTTCCAGATACATAGCCGTAGGCGATGATCTCATTGTCAATTTGAATAAAACCGGCTGCTGCCAGATTAGTTGTGCTTGTTAAAGTAAGCGTTGTATCAGTAGAAGAAATAGCCCCAGCAAGCTGGTATGTGGAGTCGTTAGACTGGCCAGACATACGTTGAATCCAAACCTGAATTGGCCGCCCTTGAGCTAGCTTGTTTGGGATAGTGGCGTATGTAGATACGCTAATTCTGGATATGGTTATATCGGTTTGATTTGCCGCGCTGTTAGCTTGTGTGCGAATCTGGTGTTCTAGTAAGTCAATGGTATCAGTAGGTAATGCGTAGGTGTTCTGGCCTTGATTCAGGTTAATTGTTCCCTGCTCAATAGTCCACATGTTAATACCGCGGTTAGCCCACTCAACAGTCAACAAGTTTAAAGAACGGCGAGCAGTACGGAAGTCATATCCAGTACGTAGCTCACTGCCACAACGCTCAAACGCCTCTTCTACGAGATCATTTAAGTCTAAGTTAAATAGTGTTGTTCCTGTTGTCAGGGCTGTAGACATTATTTTTTAAACCCTTTTAAGGTTTCCGCTAGCCTAGCCCGCTTACCCATCTTGCCGGGTTTTTTTGCAGCTGCAGCCAGTTTGCTAGACGGAATCTTTTCACCTTCTGGTACACCCAAAGCTTTATGTAAAGCGCCAGGTTTCTTGATAGCCCCCGCGATCCAACCGCCTTTTTTAAGGGCCGTGTTAGCCTTTGGTTCTTTAGCAGGGTTTATATCACCCATACCGCGAGACGCTCTCATTACTTCTTAACCTTACCGCCGCCACACATCTTTTGAACAGCTTCAGTATGAATATCATGGCCAGCTTTGTGCTCTTGGAAGAACTTGTGGTGTGGCAAATGGCCTGCGCCATGCTTAGATGTAGCAGCGTCGTGGCTTTCAAACTGAGGAAACTTCTCTACATCTTTAGCCATTGTTTTTGGTCCCATTGTTTCTTTCATAATACTTTTCCTTTAGTTAAACCACGTTGAGCAATACCACAACCACGAACTTTACCGCCCGCTTTAAGTGATATCTTAGTACCTTTACCACCTTTGTGTTCTTGAGCATCGTGCTCTTTGAACGCTTTCTTAATCATGGCGACGTCTTGCTTTTTGTCTTTCGACTCTTCCATGCGCTCTTCTGACTTAGGCTCTTTTTCCATACTATTTCCTTACTTTACAAATTTTTCAAATAACGCCACAATTAAACCGCCAAATAAAACAGCTACTACATTTACTACAGTGTGCATGGTTTTCTTACTGGCTTTATCTTCTGATAGTAAACGTTCAATTTCAGATAAAGACTTCTTAACTGCTTCCATGTCGCTAACAAGTTTGTCCATATCCGCCTGTAGGTGTTGAATATCATTGGCATGCGTAGCCAACTCTCTGGCAGTTTCAATTGGGTTTATGTCATTCATTTACAAGCCCATCGTTTTAAACTAGCTGCCTTACGAGTAGGGCGACCTTTTTCGTCTTTCATTGGTCCGGGCATACCAGACATACGAGCGCAGAATGACTTCTTCCTAGCCCCACCTTCAGGCTGTGGAGCCTTTAAATTACTACCTGTAGCCTTATTATAAACAGCACGGCCTTTAGCAGTGAGACCAGCCCCTTTCGAGACTGGAAGTTTCTCACCACGCCCAACTGCGAGAGATGGGGTTTTCTTAGCCATATGTAACTGTTTGAAACACTATGTTGGTAACAACAGCGTAAATACCATTCTGGGCTAAAATACCTTCCCCAGGAACAATAACTTGAAACGGCTGCACACCAGTAGTTGTGTTGTATCCACCCATCCATTTACCAGTTGAGTATATACAAGCTGTACCGCCAGCAATAGTACCAGTATTAATATCTGTAATGGTAAAAGTATCAGCGGTTAACTTAGTGACTACATAATTACCAGCAGTAGCAGAAACTCCAGTAGCCACAGAAAAAGTAATACCGATATTTTGGCCTGATACTAAACCATGGGCTGTTTGTGTAACTGTTACTGTGTATCCAGAACGAGCGTACGTACCTGTAGTTACAGGAGCTGTTGTTGTGTCAAAAACGTCAATACTACCAGCGGTGCCAGTACCTAAATAAATAAGGTTTTTAAGGCGAACACGCCCCGAAACCATAAGGCCTGTACCGCTAAGGTGCGAGGCTTTTACGTCATATTGCATTGTCATAATTAATCTCCTAAATTTTAAAAAAGGGGGCCGAAACCCCCCGGGATTAATTAGTCAGCATTACCAAATGGATATACAGTCTTAGTACCTAATGTGCCGTCAGCTTGTACATAATTGATGTCAAAGTTAAACTTACCAGCAGTCAAAGTAGTAAGCGTAACACCAACGATAGACAGTGTAAATACAACTTGTGATAAAGCTGCTGGCTGTTGGCCTTGCAAAATATCATTTGTTGTGGAGTCCATATTAAGCAAGTTAGTTGCAGAATATGTAGTTGTTTGGCGTCCTACAGTACCAACAGTTGTTGTACCTAAAGCAATAGTTGCATAAGCGGGTGTGCCTGCAGCTGCTGTGTAGCCGTTAGAAACGTAAATGTTAACAGCGCTTAAGCTAGCGTTACCAACAGTAATAGCTGTCAAGTAATCACATACGATTGACTCAATTTGTACACCGGTTGGCAAATACATAACCGCACCACGGTAAATATTTGTACTAGTATCAGCAGGGATTGTAGCTAAAACGGATGGATATACCGAAGCTGATGGCGTGTAAACAGGGGAGTTTACGTTAGCGTTGCCAGATAACTGATTGCCGTTAACGAATTGCTGCGCTGCACCAGGATAACCTGCGGTGCCATTACCTGTGGCTACGGAGTAGTCAACAAGGGTTTGCTGTGATAAACGGGCGTAGCCTACGTTACGTAGTGGGCCAAAACGGTTGTCGCCAGATAAAATTGGACCTTCAAAAGTTGCGCGTGACATAATATATTTCCTATGCAAAAGTTCACTCATACCAATCGTTGCATCGTCTGCTGGGACAGTCCGGTATAAGTATTACCCAGTTGTTGTAATTCTACACTATTTTACGATTTGTGCAATTATTTTAGTAAAATCGGTATACTTCAAAAAACGAAAGGAACCCAATGAGCTCCTGGCTTATCATAGTGACTGGGCTAATATACGGATACATCGCCTGTGAACAGGGCGTAAAAGGTAACTTGGCTATGGCGGTGGTATATAGCGGATATGCTTTTTCTAACGTAGGTCTTTACTTATTGGCGACAAAATGACTACTATTGTGGGTGACTGGAATAATAAAATACTGGTTGCGGACAGCCAGTTTACAGATAGCGATGCTGGTATTAAATATTTTGAAGACAAGATATTTGCTATAGACGGCGGCTGGCTGGGGGTTGCGGGTAATTACTGCGATGCTGAAAAAGTGCTGGACTACCTAAATAAGAAAAACAAAACAAAGCCAAAGCTAAAATCCGACAGCTCTTTTTTAAAAATGACTAAAGAAGGCCTTTTCTCATGCGGGGATGACCTTGAATGGGAAAGGGTTAGGACTTTTATGGCTATCGGTAGCGGGGCTATGGCCGCCGAAGTGTGTATGCGTATGGGGTTACCGGCAGAAGAAGCAGTTAAATGGGCGTGTAATGTAGATGTAAATAGCCACGAGCCGATTAAAACCTACTCCCTAGACGACAAAAATGCCCTATAAAGACCCAGAAGTTAAAAAGGCGTACCATAAGCTGCAGAGCCGCAAGCACTATGAGAAGAATAAAGAAAAGATAATAGAGGCTACTACTAAGTATTCCAAGCGGGGTAAGGAGAAGTGGGATCTATTCAAGGGGAGTCTGCATTGCGCACGGTGTAAGGAGAACCACATAGCCTGTATGGATTTTCACCACATAGACCCAAGCGAAAAAGAATATGAAGTTAGCGCTCTAGTTAGTTCCAAGATGTTTACCAAAGCGTATAAAGAGATTAAGAAGTGCATAGTACTATGCGCCAACTGCCACAGAAAACTCCACTACGATGAAAAAACCCCCGCCTTGTGAGCGGGGGTTTTTATTGGGTACATTCAGATTAGAATGAACCGCTTGAGCCCCATGCTCCGAGGGGATCGGACCAACCGAAGCTGTAACGCTCACGAGACTTGTAACGAACGTTACCAGTATCGAAGTCACCATCCATAGAATTCTGGAGTGGTGTACGCTCAAACATTTTCAGGCCGTTTGGAACGTCGGTCAAAATAAACCATGCGTTTGTATCGGTCAAGAAGTGGTTAACAGCGTAGCCTTCTGGGATTGTGCCATTGTTTTTCAATGCATTGATATCGTTGTTGTTTGTACCAACACGGAGGTTAGTTTCCAACAGACGAGTAGCAACGAACATCAAAGCAGGTGGGATCACCAGTTTGCGTGGCTTAGCAGCGATCAAGAGACCGCGCTCATCAGTCCAGGCAGCGATTTGAATTGTTGCGGCTTCCAAAGAAGTCTCGTTCAAATCAACAGGGGTAGCAGCAGTATTGCTGTTTGTACCACCGTTTACCAATGGATGAGCTGTAGAGAACAATGCAACACCATCACCACCGAGGTAGCTAGATGAGAAACCGTTATTCAATACAGAAGCACCTTTAACTTGCTTGGTGTAAGACATAGCGCGAGCCAATGCTTTGGTGTAACGAGCAGACAATGAGTCATACAAGTTATCTTCAATTGCTTCTTCAGTGATTGAGAAACCCAAAGCAATAGTTTCGTGTGAGTAGCGAGCTGTAAAAGCTTCTTGTGCATTATCGTAAGAAATTGCACCACCTTCGTTCTTGACTGGAGCAGCCGAGAAACCAGACAGTTTTGTCTCTTCTTCAAATGAACGCTCAGAGGCTTCGATGTCATAAATTTCTTTATGCTCTTCGCCATAGCGCTTGTACTCTAAACCGAACAACGCGTTTAGTCCTGGGAGTAACTCTTTTAAGAGCTGTGAACGTGAAATAGCCATGTTATAGCTCCTTTATTAGTTAGCTGTACCAGCGGATTGATAGTACTGATGTACGCCAAAGTTTAACTTGACGATCAAATCAGTGTATGCATCACCGGGGTTAGAAGGGAAATTGCCGCCGAATGTAGAGCTGGAGTTAACCAAGTCAACAATCTTAACAGCAAGAGCGGAGGTGTTAGCAATAGTAGCTGACAATGCAACAACAGAGTTACCTGAAGTGCTATTACCAGTTGTAGAGCTTGTACCAGCAGTGAAGTTTGCCAAAGCAACTGTCTTGCCGATTGAGCCATAGCCAACAGAACCCAAAGACTGTACTTGATACAGTTGATCTGGATCTTCAACAACGCGGATGAAAATGTTTGTGTAGCCAGCTGTCACAGCGTTAGCAGGTAAATACTCTGCATACAAAGGATAGCCAAGTTGCTGGCCAGATAACTGGTAGCGAACACCTACGCAAACACCAGCGATACCAACAGAGCTGGTAGTTGGGGTTGCAGTTACAACAGTCGGTTGGCCAGCAACAGACGCGCCTAATTGCACTAAGTCGCCAGTGTAAATTGGCGCAGTGTTGTTAGTAGTCAGTAAATACTCGCGGATTGTGCCGCCAGTAAAGGATTGACCACCAATCAGGCTAACAGGTTTTAGTCCATAAGGACTTGATACTGTAGACATAAAGGTCTCCTAAAAAATTAATTAACGTTTACCACTTCCGAAGCCGCCACCCTTACTTACTGTGCTTTTACGCTCACTATATAAAGGCATACGCGCATCGTTATTACGCATGAAATGGTTATCAACCGAATCCATCTGATTTTGTGCTTGCGACTCGTAGTACTCTTTTTGTGCTGCAAGTTGCTCTGTTAAGATTTTGCACAAGATCAAACCACCGATCTCTACATTTCCATTCGGATCACCAACAATCATAAGTTCTGGGTGATCCTCAGCTTTAACCGGTACCCAACCATCACGAAACTTTTGGGATACGTTAGTTGGTACCGCTTGTCCTAATACCTCTTTAGCAACCCATCTGAAGCTATAACCAGATTCTGGAGTAGGGTCAGGCAGAGTAGCCGCTGGGCGGTAGATTGGACGGGTTGAAGCTGTTTCGCGATTCTCGCCATCGCGCGTTTTACGAGTATTAGCCATTACGGGCCTCCTGTTTTAAAAATTCCTTAGCATACAATTCACGTGAAATACCTAACTTATCAGCCAGTGCTGCTTGGGTGGATGTAAGTCGGATAGTTTTTTTTGCCCCCGTTGAACGGGTAGCAGAAGCCACGACTGTTGCCGGCTTTTTACTAGGTTCACCGGTTCTACGGCTAGCTGGCTCGTCATCCTGAAGTAAATCAGGGAACACAGACTTTAAGCGAGAATTAATTTTCTCGAAATATTCTTCACTACGCGGGTCGTAACCCGTGGCCACCAATTTCTGATGCAAGCCTAATGCAAAGGCTGTCATCTCCTCGTACCCCGGCGATCCGAACCACTGGTTTTTGGCTTGCCAGCGCAAGGTTTTTTCGTCGGGCCTGGGTACATCTGGAGCCGTATGTTGTATTTGTACATCATTTTCTTGAGTTTGTAAAGTACTTGGACGGAAATTTTTTGCAGCTTCAATTTTCATCTTTGCTTCAGTCAACGCTTCTTGGGCGGCTAGCAATGCCTCGGAGTCGTAGTCTTCAGACGCTTTCTTAAACTTATCACGTGCATTATTAAGCTCAGCCTCGGCTTTTTCGCGCATCATCTCTTGGTAGGAAGTCTCACCAGTCTGAACGTACTGCTTCAGTTTCTTGTTCTCTTCCATAGCATGTTGAGCTAGACGAATTGCTTCTTCTTTCTCACGTTCGGCCTTTTCTTTGGCTCTACGCTCGTCATGACGGGCATGCGTTAGCTCTTTAATGCGCGATTGAACACCTTTTGTATAGCCCTCAATCTCTTCATCCGAGGGATCTTCTACATCACGGTTTAGGGGCTGCGCCTTTCGATCTTGTTCAGGAGTATCGTCTTCAACAACAATATCCGCCTCAACAACATCGCCTTCAGCAGTTACATCTAACTCGACTTCTGGCTTTTCATCAAAGCTTCCGTCTTCGTCTGGGAATTTGTAAACCATAATTGCTCCTTTAAGCGCGGGTAATTCCGCGGGGGTCCTCGACAACCGCTTCTACTTGGTCGTCATAAATAACACGAAACTCTTTTCCATAAATCATGATCCTAGTACCTGTATAAGGGCGGGTAATAACAAAATCACCTTCTTTACACCAAGCACCTGTTGGAAATTTAGCTTCATCTTTATAGGCTAGATCACCTAGCTTCAAAACAAATAAAACTGGGGAAGTTAGCTCCTCAATCTTCTTAGTTTCATCAGCCTTAACAATGCCGCTATCGTATTGGTCTGTGGCTGTAACCAGCGAACACAGCATTCTCCAACCACGTGGTTCAGGTAGCTGGCGGGCCATTTGCACCTGGATTTCTTCGGGTGTTGGCTCAGCTACTTCATTTACTTCTACGTCTACTGCGTCAAGCGAATGCATACTGCCATCCGGTAATACAAACCCTTGTGGGGGCAAAGCGATGGTTTCACTCATCGTTGTCTTCCTTCATGTTGTCAGCGAGGTCAAATAAATGGCGCTCTGCAAATGCTAGGCCTCGAATCACACCGCAGAGCTCTTTGTACTGCTCAAAACTTGTGCACTGTCCGTTTGCCAAATCGTCAGTGTAATTATTCATATCTGTGCGCAACTTGTCACGCATTGCGGCTATGAAATCAGCCGTTAGTAGATCCATCATTTGGTTTTACTCTCCTTAGGTGTTTGTTGCTGTTGGTTTAGGGTTACTGCTGTATTAAGCCTGTGCTCTTTATCTTGCTGAGCTAGTTGGGCTAATTGCAAGGCCCCGCTAGTCAATGTCTGGCGTTTAGTAGCTTGGTGTTGCTGCTGATTATTGATAAAGGTTGTGGCAGTATCAACCCCAGCCTGTACTTTCTTCGACTGAAGCTCCTGCTCTTTAAGCGCAAGTTCTTTAGCTTTAAACTGGGCATCGGTGTGGTCTTTAGCCTTCTTACGCTCCAATTCGCCTTGTTTAACTTGCTGATCAATCAACTCAGCTTGCATTACCGGGTCTTTAGCGTTCTGTTGGGCTTGTTGTTGCGCGGCCATAGCTTGAGACTGGGCTAACACTTGCGGAGCTGCTTGAGCAATCAAACGAGATAACTCAACTTCCAAATCTGGTGAAAGCTCTTCTTTTGGTGATGGGAGTGATGCGCCCATAGCCTCTTCGATCTTCTGACGGTAAGCGTAGCCAACGTGTTCTGCTATATGCGCTTGCATTGCACCCATAATTGCTTGCGCCTGTGGGTTTTGGCCAACAAGCTGTTGAACGATTGGGTCTTGAATCGCCATCTGATGTACCTGAATATGGGCCTGGTGATCCTGGAACATAAACGCTTTCATTGGTTTGCCTTTTAGAGCAGCCATGTTTTCTGTTACTGGGTCTTTCGGTTTCTGGTCATCATCAAGCGGAACTAACTTATCAGCGTTCTTAATGCCAAGCACGTCTAGCATCTGGCGATGCAGTTCTGGCAAGTTGTAAATCTGTGGAGCTGACTGGGCTAATTGAATAACCGCTTGGTACTGGACAACACGCTGAGATAGTGTGGCCGCGTTTGGATCTGATACTGGTAGGATGTCTACGTGTTTGTAGTCAGATTTTTTAACCTGCATATCGCCGTGTTCTGGCTCGTAGGTGTACTCATCGTCTGTGTAATCCCGAATAATACCGGCAATTAGCTTTAATTCCTGACGTAGTGCGTAATGCACGCGCGCCTGAACAGCAGACATGACTTTTAAGGTTCTTTCGAGAATTGCTAGTGTAGTTCCAACAGGGGCATTAGCCGACATGTCAGACACCTGCATATCCGAAGTAGCTGCAAAACGGCGGCCTTCCTCAATGATTTTGTCCATTAAACCAGCTAAAACTGCAGATGGTTCTTTGTATGGAAGCGGTAGGATATTGTCGCGAATAGTTCCTGAACCAACATCTACGTCACGGAATTCGCCTGGAGCAATCGGAGTGTCATCACCTTTAATACGTAATCCACGAGACTTCAGTCCACCCGGCAGATTCGATAATGTACCTGCGTCGACAAGCTGTCGCAAGATGGAAGTAGCGGACTTAGCAAACCCACCAACAAGGTGAAACAAACCAAAACCGTAAGCGCCATAACCAGGAATATACTGGTAGTGAACAAAATGTTGTCTTTTAAGACGTAGTGGATCTTCTTCTTTCCAGTTTCTACGAACCGCCAAAACCTGATTCGTGCCGCGTACCATTGTAACCACATACGGGAGAGCAATTCCTGTTTCTTCACCACTGTCGTCCTTATCTTCAAATCCAGGTAAATCTAAATCGGCATGTACTTCGTACAGCTCAAAGCGATCATCGTAGCTAGCAGTAAAGCCAGTTTCTTTATCTTTCTTCTCTTGAATCTCGGTACGGAACTTTTGTGGCTCCCCAAGTTCAACATCGGTGTAAAAGCCAGCGCGCTGTAGTTTGATTAAGTCCTGCTTAGTCTTGCGCATACGGTGTGTAACGCGGTGGCAAGAGGCAATTTCGCTAGCTCCATACGGCAGAATGATATCTTCTGCCGGAATAAACATCGAAACCTGACGGTCAATAGATGGATCAAAGTACACCTTTTTAAACGCAGAACCTGCAGATGGCAAATTCCACAGCATACGCTCGTGCTCATTACGGAACTCAGGCATTTTTTCTGTAAGCTGGTAATTCATGTCAGCTTCGACACGCTGCGCCGCTTCCATCTTTTCGCGGGTCTCTTTACCAATAATCTGAGTACGGACTGGGCCCTTAGCAGGGAAAGTCTCCATAATTGTTTCTGATTGGAAACGTACTACAGCTTCCGTAATCATAGGGTGGAATACACCACAAGCACCATCCCAAGGTTCTACACGCTCTTCAAACTTTAAACCAAGCAGCGTAATGCCGTCTTTGTACATCTGTTCCCAGTCTTTACGGGAAGCTAAGTCGTTTTCAATGTCAGAGGCTAGATCACCAGCAATTGTCTCAAGTGCGCCAGCATCAAGTTCTTCGGCTAAGTTTTGGTTGAACTCCTCGCTACCATCAACTTCGTCCATTTTTTCAATATCAAGCTCAAAGCCATCGCCAGCAATATGAACTGCTTCTGGGTCTTCAATTTCGATTTCAATGTCTGGCTCGTTCTGAGTCAGCTGCTCTAGGCCTTTCGGCGCTTGGTATAAACCTTTATCTACTGGCATATCTATTCCTTAACTTTCTTAGCCCTTGGTTTCCGAACTTTCTTCGGCACTTCTTTTAACATGTTTAACTCGTGCTTCAGGCCAGAAATTTCTTTTCCAGACTCCAAAGCTATTTTTTCCATCGAATAACAGTATTCAAGCAAATCAGGAAAAATAAATAACAGCTCTCTACAAAATGCTTCTTCAGCTATTTTTACAGATGGGTGAATAGGAATTTTAGCCCACACATCTTTTGGGTCCATATCACCTTGAATAGCCGCAATCCTGCGAGCTCGTTCAACATCTCGCCATAGCAATTGTACTTTACTCGTCATAAACATAGTATCCTCCTTTAATAATATGCCGCTTTTCGGCGGTACTTGTACTGCAAATCATCTTTCTCGTCGGTGTCCAAACTAATGAACCCGCCCTGGCGGTACCGCAAAAGTGCCTGGGTTGTCGTATCCACAAAGTCATCATGCTCGCCAACTGGAAACGATGCCAATTCTTCTATTACATCCCGGGCCCACCGCCTATCGGGCGCCCAAACCTTCCCGCTAGTAAAAAGATCAGCTACGGCATTCAAGCGAACCATCTTGTCATTTCCACGGGAAGGGTTGGTCTCCTGTACTGGTATCCCCATCATCCTAAGTTCCTGGATCAACGGGGCACCTGAAGCTTTTTTCTCCACAATAAACGCATCGGGCTTCCATTCCTTGTAGTGCTTTAACGCTACTTGTTTTAGTTCTGGAAATGCCATTCGGTCTTTAAAGGCGTCGAGTAAGATTAAATTGGGTGAGTTCCCATCCTCCTCGTTATACCAAACCCCCCATGTTGTGCATGCGGAGTAGTCAGATGTTGTCTTAGTTTCAAACGCCGTATCCCAGCTTTGAATAATATACTCTACAGTAGGCGGGTCATCTTTTTCCCATATCATCCAGTCTTTTCTTCCAACAACAGCGCTCATATCGCTAGTCGGGTTCTGCATATACTGGGCATTCCAATAACGAGGATCTAGTACTGCCTTTGTAGCTTTCAGTGTTTCAAGTGGCCATTGTTCTGGCCAAAGGGATTTTTCTGCGTCTGTGTCTTCGTTAAGAATAGCGGGCAGTTCTACAATCTCCCAAGGGGTCGTGTGCGGGTTTTTTATGTTGTAGTCAATGATCCGCCCAGTTAAATCGAGCAAAGACCAGCGAGTCATAATTACTATGATCGCACCCCCCGGCATTAAACGTTGTAGTGGACCAGTTTGGAACCAAGACCAGGCATTATCAAACGCTAGCCTTGAATTCGCTTTCATGTCCTGTTCAGAATGAGGGTCATCAATAACAAACAAGTCAGCGCCTCGTCCTGCCAAGGCACCCCCGACACCAGCAGCATAATACTGCCCCCCAGCAGATGTGCTCCACTTACCCGCAGCCTTTTGGTCGTCGGCAACGACTGTGTTGGGGAAAACGCTTTTGTAATCATCTGAGTCAATTAAGTTCCTCACTCTCCGTCCAAAGTCTTCCGAGAGCCCCGCGGTATGCGTGGCCATAATGATTTTCTTCTCGGGGTATTGACCTAGAAAGTATGCAGGGAACAGGTAGCTTGAAAACTCTGATTTGCCCATACGTGGTGCAATATTAATAATTACGCGCTTTTTTCGACCCTCGACCACATCCTGGAAGATTTTAGCTAGTTTGCGGTGCTGCGGACCGATTTTGAAACCCGGATAGACCGCTTTAGCAAACTCCAGAGGCAGGTTTTGCGCTTTATTTAGGTGCATACGGTGCTCTTGCTCTTCTAAATCTGCAAGGAACAGCATTTTTTCCTCAACACTCATGTCTTTTAGCGCTAATTGCGCGGCAAGAGCCTCTTCTGGGGTTAAGAAATCAAGATTCATTCGTCGTCGTGTTGTTTTTTTCCAACAACTTTCTCAACTACCTCTATTTCATCGACTTCCACCACGTCAACCTTGCCCATGTACTTGGACAGCTTCTCTCTAATGCGCTTTTCGAGTTCCTCATTGCTTATTTCTTTTTGGTTTACTTCTACGCGTTCGGTAAACAAGGCAACCTCAGTTACCTTACCCAACAACTCTAGGGCTTTTAAACGTATCCGGGCATCAGGGTGCTCTGTTTCTTTTACTATTTTGGCCACTGACATGCTGCGAAGCTCATTGGCTTGCTTTACAAACTCCCACTGGTACCCGCTAACCATAGCAACGGCACTGACGATTTCTTCTGGGACTTGCAGATTAAGTAGCTGGTTCTTTGCGTCTGGGGAATTGGTAGTTAGGGCCGCGAATGCGTTGGCCACTTGTTGTTCTTGTGCATTTGTCAGTATTTCTTGCTCGTCTTCTTCGGAAGAGAACTGGTTCAACCAGTCTACCGTTTGCTTTTGAGCGCCCAAAGTTTGGGGGGCATCTAGCTTTTCTAAGGGGGTAAAGTTGTCCACACCAGACTCGATGTCTGGGACAAAATCTGCAGCTGAGGCTGAGACCAAATGCTCTAAAAGCAAACTAACTACCTCCTTGGTTGCGCTGGGGTGAGCGAATGTTGGAAGTATACAACGTTTTTGTTTTTTATGTTACTATTCTTTTGCGTGTGGCTTTTCCTCCTTCGTTTGAGCTATGCGCAAATCTCCTTTGTTGTGATGGTTTGGCCCCCGGACTTAAAACGCCCGGGGGTTTTTTTTTACTTAGCTTTTAACATCTTGATCGTATCGATCGTAACGTCTAGCCAAAAGTGGTATGCGTCTTTGATTGCTTTTTCGGTTTGCTGGTAAGTTTTGTTTAGCTCGAGGGGTTTAAAAAAATCGTACATGGTACTTCCTTTCAGTTAGTTAGGCTCCCCTTTGGAACCTTTTGTACATTATACGATACATTTTGTTGCAATGCAGCATTTAGCGTGTCGATTTTTTTGGGATTTTTATACATATGGGTATCGATATGTATAGCGTTTTAGTACTTGTAGGTATCAATTAGGTGTGCTATGTAGTTCCTACACCACAGCTTTTTATTAAAGTTTCATGCACTTGATGTCACATGTTTGGTCAAATATTAGACATGTACTCCCTTGATTTTTATAGAAATTTTACAAAATTTGACATTTTTTAGCTGTGCGGCTAAGGAACAATGATCTAGTGGCTGAGCCACCATGACGGCTAAACGGCTTGGTACACCCCTAGTGGGGTCGCCATATAGCTACTACGAAGGGGGGAATAGACCCTAAAGCTATACTGTTTACATGGATAGAACATCTATTCATTCGTTGCCAAGCCGATACGCTTGGCTTTTTATATTGGAGTTACACATCATGGCAACAACATACATCAACGCACCAAAAGGTTCTGACATCACTTACGATCAATTCGCTTTTGGTATTGGTACACAAGCTCGTATCACACTTGAGGAGTCAGAGGTATGGCACAAGCAATACACCAAGGAAGATAAGGAAGCACAGAAGGCTTGGGCTTACGAGTGGAGAGTGAACTACCTTATGGGGTTCTTGCAAGTGAGTAGTAAGGAAGCGGACAGAATCCTGTCCCAGTCGAGAGATGAGAGAAAGCCTGATCATCAGAAGGCTTACAAGCGAGCCAACTCACAGTTCGTGTATCACATCGTTAGACCTGAGCAAGCCACATCGTTCAAGCAAGCAAAGGTATCACTCGACAAGGTTATCGAGTTGTTTGAGCAGTTGAGTAAAGCCGAGCAAGCCAAGTTCATGCGGATTATCAAGTAAGCGTGACAGCGAGGCTTCATCGCAGTTTAAATTTATGTCAAATGGAGAATTACTATGCACCTAAGTAAAGCACAGCAGTTGCAAATGCGTCAGATGGTCAGGCAACAACGGGACAGGATTCTGTCCGATATCAAACCCAAGCCTGATCTGTATAAGCCCATCACTATGGGCGAGGTCTTTATGACCTTTAACCGCAACACCTACAAGCAGGGGAAATACGAATGAGCATGATGAAACGAGTAGTAGAAGAAGTGGTAGCCCTGTATCAGCAGGGCTATTCAATCCTAGCGATAGCAAGGCAACTAAAGCTATCAACCCAAGCAGTTCAATACGCAGTAAACCACTACCAATAGGAGCATCACATGAAATCAATCACCCTTAAACCCAATGCTGTATACAAACAAATCCTAGCCGAAGGCACGAAAGGTAAGCGCAGTAATGTATGGGTCGTATGCCAAAAGAAAGGCGATGAAGTAGGCGAGATAGTAAGAAAGCCATATCAGTCTTTAGCCCGAGCCACAACAGCATGGCGTAAACGCATTGAGAAGCACGGCAAGGACTCAGGCTGGGTAGTCATCACCTCAGATGCGTTAGCTTCTTGTGGCTTCATCTGGCTGTAATGAGAGGGGTTTGGGACAGGTTTCTGTCCCGTTATGCACCATAATAATGCACTTGGTAATTGTCTACTTTATTTCACAGGTGGACACTACCTTGACGCCCGCAACCCTTTTGTTTATGTGCGTCTACCACATTCCCAGCACACCTATATATATAAATACTAAATTCTAAATATATATATATAAGGGTAAATAAGTGGGACTGTTTATTTGTGTCTTACTTTCTTAGTCCTTAAGTTGCTGGAAATCCGTAGACATCTGTGATAGCATAAGGAAAAAGCGTAGTAGTATAAGGCTCAAACACATGACAACTACTGTGGACAACTATGTGTTACAAGCTAGACTATTGTCTACTTTTATGGCTAAACGGGACAGAAACCTGCCCTTGCTTCATTAAAACGGAAACAAACCACATGAAAAAACTAACCAAGCAAGCACAACTAACTTGTGCGAAATGCGGGGAAACACACCCCCGAAACCAATTCAAAAGACGCATGACTGCAGAAGAATATTCAAACGCCCTAAACAGGCGAGTAGAAACAGGAACTACGGTCATCAGCTCTTTGTGCAAACAATGCCAACCCAAACGCAAACCGAGGGCTAAGCTCACCCTCAAAGAACTACGCAACAAGATAACAAATAAAAGAATAAACGAGAAGCTAGGTGAGGCTTTGATAGCCGAGAAACGAGAGGTAATAAACAAAACCCGAAGCCGTCATATGAAAGAAAGGTGGCAAAAAGAAAAGGGTAAAGCACGAGAAGCACTAAAAGCCACCCTAGATAAAGAAGTAAGACGGGCGGGTAGTGCATACCGCACCCTAAAACACAGGACAGAAACCTGTCCCATAAAACAAACAAGACAGACCAAGTGGAACACCGAGGAGGAAAGACTTAATTTAGTTAGGGAGAGACACTCTCACTTGGCGGTTTTAGAAACGCAATATAGATTGATGAAAGAAAGGAGAGTAGAGAAGCTAAACGAGTATGACCGGCAACACAAGTAAACAGCTCTATCGATCAAAGTAAACAACCACTAACAAAGGAGGAATAAACCATGCCTAATGGCGAAAGCAGAGAAGGGCTGGAAGATGTGCTAGAACGGGAAGGGCAGTATTTAGTAAGAAGAGCACCACCCTCAACAACAGACCCAAGACTACCCGTCTTCCGAGAACCCGAACCCACAGAACCACGCTTCAAAATACCCAAGGGGTTCACACCCCTGCAACCACTAATACCCACCACAACCCAAGCCGATGAAAAGCCTGAGCACTTACTACGCACAGATAGGGTTAGGTATATCTTGCGGGGTGGGGAGAAAGGTAGTAGTTTGGTGTCCCACTTATGGTGGGGTGATGCCCCGAGTCAAAGCGGTGCGATAGTTGCATACAAGAAGCTCAAGAAAGAGAGTCCTTGGGTGGATTGGGGTAACTTGCACCGCCTTATCGACTTAAGAGCTCGACCACTAAACGACCAAGTGCCTGACATAGTCACAACAAACCCCGAAGCACGAGTACTTGTGTGGCTAAGAGATAGCCCACGACCGAACCCGACTGCCCAAAATGTTAGAAATTGTTATTGGAGTTTAGATGGCACGAGCAACGACATCATGCGGTATCGACTAACGGAAAGGAACGAAGGATGAAAGTATTTCACGGATTTAATTTGTATAGCAGGATCGCCCTGTTGTTTTGTAGTTTATTCATAGGGGCACAAGTAGTTAGGTATGTAGTAGGTTTGATTATTAAATAGGTTGGGACAGGTTTCTGTCCAAATGACTTCGGTCATCAGTAAATACACAAACGAAAGGAAATACAGTTATGCCAACAGTTACATATACAGTTGCACAGGTAGAAGCAGTCCGTCTTCGCAAACAAGCCTGCCCGATGGTAAGCATGATGTGTTGCGGACATTCCTCAGTATGAAGTTGAATCACATGGAACGACCCCACGCATGGACTATGGCGGAAGCAGTAGAGCATAGTAAATACACTATCAAGAACAACTTGATATCCCTAAAGCAGAACCGACTCAATCGGTTTTCAGTAACAAGTTATGTCTCGCTTATGACTCGCAAGCGTGCTCTATACGACTTTGGTGTAGAGGCTAGGGCGTGCTTTAAGAATCAAGACGATGGGGCATTAGCTCAGATGCTTAATGATGACTCCGATATCAGGGATATGGCAGGCAGTAGCGATTGGTGCGAAATCATCAACGACTCGGATAAATTCCCCAACGCACCCACATATGAGGTTTGTTCTGACTGCGAGTATATAGAATCAGAAGACGATGGCTCTTGGGTGTATAACGGCGACAGATGGGTGTGCTCTAGTTGTAGGGAGAATAGCTATCGTTGGTCAGATTACCATGATAGCGTGGTGCATGAAGACGATGAAGAGCCTGACTACGAAGATGATGAGGAGGAAGAAGAAAGCCGATTCATCGGGGGCTACCATAGTAGTAAGCGTAAGCTAGGTCTTATCCCAACCGAGTTCTCCAAGCGAGAGACTAAGATCTACATGGGGCTTGAGCTTGAGATGGAGGTCGGCGATGGTTGCGACCGAGAGGCTAAGGCTGAGGAGTTGTTCGAGGCTATCGGTGTTACGCCTGAAGGGCACAACTATTGTTTCTTAGAAGACGATGGGTCTCTTCGCCACGGCTTTGAGATGGTGACTGGCTACACAGGGTTAGATGTTCATGCCAAGCAGTTAGAGTTCTTCAAGCATAGATGGGCTGATGTTAAGTCGCACGATACCAAGACTTGTGGGCTTCATGTTCACATCTGCAAGAAGGGTATGAGTATGTTTCATGCGGCGAAATTGATCCTGTTCATGCACGATAGTAGAAACCAGCGACTCTTTCGCACCATAGCAAGACGAGATGGTAACCGCTACTCGCAAGTTAAGAACAAGACAGCCGACTACGCATGGCTCAAGCATGGTAAGCGTAATGGTATGCAACGCTTGAATGAGGATCGGTATGAGTCAGTTAACTTCCAGCCTGAGAGAACTATTGAGTTCCGCTTGTTTAAGGGCACGCTACGCTATGAGACCATCATGTCTTGTCTTGAGTTTACTTACATGGCTTGGTTCTTTAGTCGTGATACGGGTCAACAAGACTTAACTACGGATAACTTCCTCAAGTTCATTAGCCAGCCTGACAACCGCAAGGACACAATCAATCTACGGTCATTCTTGCGGTCTAAGGGTTTCATGCTAGATAAATCAGCAGTCGTTAAAGCTAACCCACGCTTCGAGAAGAAAGAACAGTTAGCTGA